TGTGGGTCAATGCCATTACATACGAGAGAACCTGGAAGCATATAGCCTTCAGGCGTTGGAGTATAGTTGCAATACCAAGCATAAGCATTATTTCCTTGTAGGGATAGAAGTAGTAATAGGCTCGTCAGGAACAAGCGGTATCGTGTATGTATCGCCATATAGTTTCTTGAATATAGAAGGGTTACGTTCATACCAACCACGTTTAGCAGCATCACCAATAGAACCATTTATAGGACATGGTGAACCTGACTGTATCATGGCTTCAAATACTCTATCATCTTGACAAAGGATAGATACTGCTGCAACTTTAAGACCTAAGTCATTAAGAGTTTTAGCTAATTTAATGCGTTCACAATTAACGTCTTTATAGCCAGAGCCACCACTTACGCCAAACAATGTACTAGATACAGAACCAGTAACAGGCACAATACAAACGTCTTGGCTAAAAGCACTTATAGAAGGGCTAATGGCACTAGGTGGTGGTTGACCTTTGTAGTTGATAGTAGTTGTATCTGCTTTAGCATCCATAGAAAGTGCTAATAACATACCTATAGACATACCTACAATTAATGCTATTAAGTTTCTTAATGATTGCATTATTTCATTCCATTAGTTAGTAAATAAACAATGATGAAACCTGCTGTACCTAAAAGTATTTGTTCTAAACGCTTGAGTCTTGCATTTATTTGTTCGTAGCGAATAGCACAAACTTCCTCATGCGTACTTAAACGTGAGTCTGTGTCTGTCTTGACCATTACTATTCCTTATTCTGAAAGAAGACCTTGTGGGTCAGTTCTATTTAATTGATATAAGTATGGATATGCTTGTTGAGCAGCATTAGTTCCAAGAGTTTGTTTAATTCCTTTTGCTAGTTGACCTGTTCTTAAAGCTGTTTGACCAACTAAATATGGAGATTGAATAGCTGCAGTAGCTAACCCTAATGGTATGCCACCAACTAAACCAGCTCCTAATGCTGTTCCAGCACCTAAACCTGCTCCAGCTAAACCTCGTGGGAATGCAGAACTTAATGCTTGACCTGCTAATGCAGGCATAATATCAGTTCCACCTTGTTGCATAAGTTGTTTAGCTAATTCAGTTCTACCGCCATAATTTGTATTTACATTATTACGCATAATTGATTGTAATTTACGTAAAGATGTGTCAACAGATGCTTGTTTACCTAATGATAATGAACGTTCAATTTCTTTAATTAAATCTGTAGCTTCTGCATAATCTTTCATTACATTAGCATAAGAAGGAGCTTGCTTAACAATAGAATTTTTTACAGAATTGTATAAAGTATTTCCTACTGTTTTAGCTGTTTTTTCATCTAACGGTATTTGTTCAACTACAGAGCCAATACGTTGTTTTAATGCGTCAAAACCTTCTGGAGTATGGTATTCAGTAGGATTTAAATTTTTCCAAGCATTTACTTCGCCTGAAATTTTGTCATATACTGCTTTAGCTGCATCATTTTTAACAATGTCTTTATATTTAACAACTTTAGATACATCTTCAAATGACTTGTCAATTGGAGCAAATTCTAAAATAGTTTTATCTTTTGCTACATTAACCATTCCAGCTTTATATGCTTCTCTTTTTGCTGAAGCAATAGTTTCTAAATTAGTTTTAGCTTGGTCTACAACTTCTGTAAAGCTAACATCACCTCTTAAATTTTTAAGGAATGTTTCTTTGTTGCCTGTAAAACCAGCTTTTGCTGCTTGTTTAATAGCTTCTGCGCCAGTATGAGTACCTAAGTAGTCAACAACATTAGCTACTGCAGAACCAATTTTAGGAGCACTATATTGAATAGCTTTTATTCCACCTGTGATTGGGTTTGTATAATTACCTGCTTGTGATAATGCTTCACCTGTTTTAGTAATAATATTTCCAGTTTGACCAGCTTTACCTGCACCTTTTAACAAAGCACCGCCACCACCTAAAACTGTTGATACATCTAATAATGCACTTACAGGTCTTTCTGCTAAAGTTCTTTTAATATCTTCTTTGCTTCCATAAGAGTCCTTATAGCTTTGTATTACGGTATCAGCAACTTGTTCAGCTTCTTTTCTTTTGTTTTTATCAGCATATTTCATAACTGACTCAGGAAGTGCTTTACTTAACATACCTGAACTTAATTTAATAAGATTATCCATTGTTTGAATTGGACTTGAAACAACATTAGCTAAACCAGATGCTATATTTGCAACATCTTGTGGAGCATTCATAACTGCTGCTTGAGGAATATCTGCAACAGAATATTTAGCTTTTGTTGGTTTTATTTTTTGAGTAGTAGCAACAGGTTCATCCCATGTTACATCTTGTATGCTAATTTCATCCCAAGTAATATCCTTTGGATTAATTGCCATAACCTATACTCCCATCAGAATATTGAACAACTGTTTTACCTGATTTATCTTTTCCAGTTCTAACAACAGTTTTACCTTGAGGTTGATTTAATGGTTCATATTTTTGAACAATTTGTTTTACTGTTTCAAGAGCAGCTAAACGTCTTTCAATTGGAAGAGTTGAGTCTCCAACACGACCAGCCATTTCTTTATAGTTTTGAACATCATAGTCAGATTGTGGACCTTCCATACGTGGCATTTTTGATACAAGTTGACCACCAAGAGCTTTAAGTTTATCTGCTTCAGCAGCACCTTGTGGAGCTTTACCAAATACAGCACCACTAATGTCAACTAATGTTCCAATACCGCTTTGTGTTGGTTTAGGTGCAGGTATTATTTGACCTTGCTCATTAACTTTTTGACCTTTTAATACCATTTCAGCTTGACCAATAATGTCTGAAGCACCTTCCATACCTGCTACTTTTTTAGCTTTTGAAGTTGCTGTAGCTTCTTCAGCTTTAATTGCGCCTTGTAATGTTGGTGAATATGCTGCAGGTAATACTTGTTTACCTCCAACAGTTAATGGTTCTAAATTACCAGTTCTTGCATTAAAACGTGCATAACCTTCTTCGGTTGGAACTGCTTGATAATAAGGAGCTGCTTGTAATTTAACATCTTGAAGCTGTTTAAGAACATCTTTTTGTTCTGGAGAAGTTAATTTATTAAATACTTTTCCATAATTTGCCATAGCATAAGCATCTCTATCTGTAGAAATAGCAGGTCTAATATATTCTAAACCTGTTTTAACTCCTCCAGCTAATATTGCTGCTTTAGCAACTGGGTCATTAGCAATAGCAGGGTCTTTAATTAACTCATTTATTGCATCACGTTCTAATTTAGTTTTTTCTACTTCACGTTGCATTTCAGTTAATTTACCTTTAGTAAGTAAATTTTGTGTAGCAGTATCATAAGCACCTTGAGATTGTTGCATACCACCAAGATAAGCCTTACCTAAATAAGGTAATGCAGAACCATATCCTTGGTTTTTAGGTTGTGCTAAATATGTTGCTGCAGTTCCTAAAAGACCTTGCATAAAAGATTGATTTTCAACCTTTTGTAATTCTTCTGGTGATAATATGCCTTTTAAATAATCAGGTTGTTTAGCACCAAAAATATTCATACCATCAAAAAAACCACTTGTGTTTGTAGGGAAAAAAGCCATATTAATAGCCTCCTCTATAGAATGAAGGGTATAAATTAAGTTGGTTAGGAGTAACTTGCATTCTAGTAGCTACTCTTTCATTTGGACCTTGACCTAATGTAGGTGCTGCATTATATGTACCTTTTGTAATTGGTGGAATTGCAGGTTGACCTATTTGTGGTTGTTGCTCTTGTGGGCTTACTGCTTGAATAGCTTGACCTGTAGTAGATAATGCTTGCATAGGGTTAGCTTTAGCCCAATCTGATAATGCTCCATAACCTGACTCAACACCTCTTTGAATACCACCCATAAATGATGGGTCAAATCCACCACCACCCATTGCTGTTTGTTGACCAATGCCACCTAAAATTTGGTTTTGTGTACCAGCTACATCAAACATACCGCCTTGACCTGCAAACATAGGTGCATTTTGTGCTGCAAATTGTTCACCTGCCATACCTAAAGCAGGTTGCATACCTGTTAATGCTGAGTTCATTGTTTGTGTGCCTAATACACCTGTAGGAGTAAATGGACTAATAGCTTCTGTAGCACCAAAAAGTGAAGATGGAGCTGCTGCACCTGCTGCTTGTGTAGCACCTGCTCCTGTAGCACCTGCACCAAATAAACCAGATGCTGAACCAAAACCACCTAAAGCACCGCCCATTAAAGCACCGGTAATAGGACTTTTACCCATTGCTGCTGAACCTACAGCACCTATTGCTGCTGGAATTAATATTGGTGCGCCCATTATTTACCTACCTTTCCTACTACATAACAAATTGGTTCTAAAATAGCACGATAAATCATGCCATAATTATCTCTAGTTTTACCACGTTTTTGTTTCCATATATCAGCAGTACGGTGTCTTGCGATATGCTCTAAAACACCCCTTAAAATGCGTTGTAGGGCATTCTTTTCACCTGCTTTGTAAGCGTAGTTTACTAATGGTAAGAATAGTGCATGGTAACCTTTTTCGTATGCTGGGTCTAAGTCTTTAGACTGAGCTAACCAGATAGCGTTACGGAAACTACCAAAGCCATATTCAGCATTCATAGCTGTACATACAATCTTGCCACCACCACTAGACTGTTGTTGTGATGTAGAAACTTGACCTTGAGGTGAGCCATAAGCAGCACCAAGGTATGCAGAAAGTTTTTGATATGGTAAGTTTTGTTCGTAGTTATAACGGTCAATAGCTGATTGTAATGCTGTTTGTTGATAGCCTTCAGCAGTTTTACCTACGTTGGCTAATTGTTGAATGTCTGCATAGTCAGCAGCAGCCATTTGTGGAGCATTAACTGCAGCTTGGTTTTGTAAGCCACGTTCTGTAGCATAATTGGTATAAGCAAGTTCTCCAGCTTTTCCTGCCAATGTATCAGCAAGTGTTTTATTAGCACGACCTGTTAAATCTGCCATAGCACCAGAACCATAACGACCAGCTAATGATGATGTGCCAAATGCGCCTTTAATTGCATCATTATATGCAGTAGTAGCTGAACTTACTGCAGGTCTCATTGCTGCTTCAAAATATGGGTTAGCACCTAAATATGCACCACCTACAGTACCCAATTGTTGAGCTTGAGCTGCTGAAGATAATGGACTTCCTGTCATAGCTCTTGTTTGAGCTGCTTTTAATGCTGCTTCTGTTTGAGAAGATGGTCCAACATAAGTTGAGCCAGGATAGTAAGAAGGACCAGGAGTACCGTATAATGTTTTAGCTTCTTGTAAACCATATTCTACAAACGGTCTAACTGTTGGGTCTAACTCAGAAGAAGTTTTAGAAGTAGTTGTACCTCCACCACCTGACCCACCACCACCATAAAATGTAAATGATTGTACTAATTCTTGTACCCAATTGTGTAACTTAAACATATCTAGTTCCTTAAAGTGTATATTCCCATGTTTGAGGTTTAAAACCCATTAGTCTTGCTCTACGTTCCCATCCTTTTCGTTGTGAATTGAATGTAACTTTAGACTTACCGCCTTGTTTTGCTATCGTTTGAATTTCTTGAAATGCTTGTTGAAAGAGTGTATTGTCATTAATAGTAGACCAAGAAGCCCATACATGAAGCGTATCTCCTAATGGTTGAAGTACTACAAAACCTACTGCCTTGTTATCTATGATGCCTAAAAATAACATAGACCTGTTTTCGTAACAGTCACAATAAACATCTTCAACTATCCAAGATGTGTGACCTTTTGCTCTTACTAATTCAAGACCATGTTTAACATAATCCCAATGTTCTCTTAATTTATCTTTAGGTATATAGTGTAATATCATGCAACTATTATATCACGCTACAATTAGATACCTGTATGTCTTGTCTGTTAATGTGTTAGCTGGATGCGTAATAACTGCACTACCTTTAGTGGTAGAACTTACATATACACCACCAAATACATTAGATGAGTAACCTCCAGCAGATACATATTGCATAGTAGCAATAACACTAGGTGTTGTTGGTCTAGTAGGTGATGTTTGTGCTGCTTGAGCTTTAATAGTAACGTCTGTACTAGATGCTCTCCACATAATCTGCACATAGTCTGTAGCAGCTAATGAAACAAAAAAGTTCATGGATGCAATTATATGATATGGGTTACTAGCATTTTTTCTAGGTGCTAAACCAAATATACTATTAGACTTGGCTACATCCGTACCATTTACTCTAAACCATACATCTACATCTTCTGTAGAGTTGGCTAAATTAGATAATTGAAAACTAAATTGAAGGTTATATAGTCCAGCATAAGTAGCTGTTAAACGAGAGCTACTTGTTAATGTAATTCCACTTTCATAGTCTACAGTATCAAATGTAATAGGATATGCTGTAGTCGTACTTGCTGCTGACTGTGTTGTGCTATCTTGCCATGCACCATAAGGAAATTCAGCATACGTTGTACTAGCAGCAGTAGCTGTAGTTGGCATTAGTAATACTACAGAATTAAAACCTATACGTTCATCACTAATGGTTGTAGTTGTAGCACCACTAGCAGCTAAAGTAATTTCACCTGTGTTGTTAGACTTACCTTCTACTAAATTGTTTACTATTTCTGATACTTCACGAGGTGTGCCACCTTGCCAATTTAACTTACGATACATGTCCCTAGACATTATCTATTTCCGCTTTGTGTGTAGTCTACATCTACAGATATAGCATGTGTCCATGTTCCTGTAGGTGTAACTTTAAGTCTATGATAGCGACCATAAGAACGTAATGGACATTTTCCATCTGAGTTTTGTGTAACTGTAGAACTATAAGTAATAGAGTCATCTAACTCTTTACGAGATGCAACAGCTATTGTAACTGCACCATTATCTATTTGAGAACGAGCATTAGTTACTATAGAGTTATATCCAAATTCCATTTCACCTACTACAATAGACGCAGTAGAATTGACACCAGTAAATGTAACAATTTTAGCACCGTCTGCACCACCAAATAAGAACTTACCGCCTGACCAAACACGACTGTCTAGTGAAGCAGGAAGTGTGTCTATAGTACCGTAAGCATCTAAACCTTCTAAAGTAATAGTAGATGAAGCTAGTGATACAATGTATTCTGAAGTAGTACTAGCAGAAGACCATTTCTTAACTAACCAATTGTAGATAAGTAATGAACGACCACCTGAAGTATTAGGATAATTCCATATAACAATGTTTCTAATTGGGTCTACAGCAGCACTAATAGTATCTTGTTGTGCTAAAGCCATGTTTTCGTAAAAGTATTCGTCTACCTTATCGTTACCAATGTTATATACATTAGTACCGTCACAACCATAGAAACCGTCATCCGCTAAGAAGTATGTAGTAGGTCCGTATTGTGTAACTGAACCTGGTGTATTACAACCTAGGTTTCTTGAGATAGCGTCAAACTGGAAAAATAATGGTGAACCAATATATGACATGCGGTAAATAGCACGTTCTAATAAAACAATACCAAATTCACCGCCTGTAATGCCAGTAATGTTTCCACCTTCTGCTATAATTTGATAGTCGGCTTGTGAAGCACCGCCTGAAGTCCAGTCAGTTTCATCATTAATGTCTGACCATTGTAATTTGTTAGGAGTGCCACTAATGTTAGCAGCCACTACAAAGTCTCTAACTACTGTAATAAATTTAGCTACAGGAGCTGTAGCAGATACGTCTGCAAAAAGACTAGAAGTTCCTATATACCATACTTGTATTTTAGCTGTGTTATTAGATGCTAATATTGCACTACCAAATTGTGTAAAACTCCAGCGTTCTGAGCTAGAATAATTGCCTGTTTTACTTACGTTTACCAAAGCTGTAGTAGCTGGGTTAAACTTAAATAGTTTAGTATTTCCACCTGCAAATAACTGTGTTTCTAAGTTAAACTTAGCTGCAGTTACATTGTTTAAGTCTTCACTAGCTGCACTAGAATAGTCAGCAGATAATGGAAATGGACCATAGCCTATCGTTAGTGGATAGACGTTATTAGCCTCTAGTAAAGCTCCAGTCGTAGTAGGCTGGTCTGGTAACCACTCTGTAAATTGTATCCTTTGAGTAGGCATTACTCACTCCAGTTTTGTGCGTTTAATACCTCAATAAGAGCTTCTACATTTGCTGCATTAGTAATTGCTGTTTCAAGTCTGTCTGCTTCTGTAACGATAGCTGCACGTTTAGTAACTACGTTAGCAGGAATGTCTACATTGCGTTCTGTTTTACGAACTACATACCAGTCAGTATTAGCTAGTAATGAACCAGCAGTTTGTTTAACTTGTGCAATAAAGTTAGACTTTAGACCTTTAGTAACGACTTGTTCTGTAGTGTCAACCATAGACTTTGTAACTTTGTCATACACTTGTTTATAGAGTGGTGAACCATCTTGTTTAGTTTCAAGTTTATCTTCTAGGGCTTTAGGTAAATCTGTGTCCCAGTAGAAGCGAGTATCAACTGGTGCAGGGTCTGCTACCCATGTAATACCAATAGCTAGTTTTTGTGCTTCTGTAGCTTGGTTAAGCCAACCAGAGCCATATTGAACTCCATTAGCGTCATAGAAGGATGTGCCTTCTGGAAGTCTGTTGCCGTTTAATAAAAACATAATTTTTCCTTGTTAAAAAGCGTTACTATTCTTAAATGGGTTTTCTGCAAATGCCATGTAGATATAAACTTGTCCACTAACATTGGTTTCGTTAGCTAATACACCTCTCCACTTAAATCCATTAGATAGAAAATCAACATCTGTAATTGTATTTATTTCAGAGCCAGAAGTATCTGGATAGAGAGAGTTGTCTATAACATTATATGTGTTACGAGAAGTATCAACTATTACCCAATGTCCAATAATAGTAGTGGTTTTAAACATTAAAAACTTAGGTCTAAATCCTGTATATATAAACGGACCATCTGTAGAACCATTACCTGTATAAGAACCAAACTTACTAAACCCTGCTATTTCTGCCCATGAATACATAACATATGTTACACCATTAGAATTAATATCAGGACTTGTTCCAAATGTAGTTAATGTAGATGATGGAGCAGTATCATTCCAGAATGTGGTTCCAGTTTGTTGACCATCAGTTCTATTTAAGTATAATGCTTTAGTAGCACCAAGAGAAGCATGGTAAACATCCCAGTCAGCAGTTGATGACCTTTTCTTGATAATAATAAATTTAGGTGCAACACCTAATCCATGCCCAATAGTTGCTCCAGCAGTTCCGTTTCCTGTATAAGTTACCACACTAAACCCAGCAGTTGTATTTACAGATACAGTAGATGTAATAGAACCTGAAGTGTTAGATGATGTTGAACCTTGACCAGCTTGCCATTGCCAACCTACAAAAGTTTGTGCATTGTCATTTACATCACCAGACGTTCCAAGAGAAAAGCCATTGCTATTAATAGCAGTTACTCGTGTTGATAAAGTATTTTCAGAGTCTGTTGCATTTGAATACAATGCTTTTGTAATACCACGAACAGAGTCAGTTAATACATGATAATAACCATTTACTGACCTACTCTTAATCCACATTAAATCAGGTTTCATTGCACCGCTATTTGTAATAGTTATTCCTGTTCCATTACCTGTCCAAATATTTGCATCCATCACAGTATTACCTTTTTTAATAGTGCTATCAGGTAGGTTATATGTGTTTAGTCTTACAAAGCCTGTAGGAGGTGTGTATGCGAATGGTCGTTGTCCGAAGTTTACGTTTGAGCTTGTATTTGCATGTCCTGTTGCAAAAGAATAATTGCCAGCAGGAAGTGAGCTAAATGCAGTTCCTTGACTAACATTGTTTTTATAAAATGTAACAGTCCCATTGTCTAAATCTAATGCAATACCCATTACATCTGATGCACTAAAACCAGCTCCGTAAGAAGTTTCTGTTCCATTGTTCATTTTTTTTCCATCATAAGCATTATATGCGTATGCACCTGATTGTCCTGTACCTAAACCAAATCTAGTGTTTATATCAAATGCACCTTCACGCACAACGCCAACTTCTCCATCAGTAACCATTTCAGCATACCATTTTCCAGATGATGCAAACATTGTTGTTGGTGTCGTTCTATATGTAGCTCCTTGAGACTCTGTTAAATTTCCGTTTGATATTGTAACATCACTTGCTTTTTGCAATGGATTTAAAACAGGATAATTAGCCACAGTCGCACTTGTTAGCGTAGGACTGTCTATCATAGCATCATAGGTTGTGCCAGCAGTTACAGATATGTTATTAGTAGTCCAGTAGTTAGCATTACCACTAAAGTCTTTACCTAGACCTGCATTAGAACCTGATGTAGTAGCTATGTCAGAGAATTTAAGGTAGAAACCATTAGTGCCATATGTGCCTGTGTAGGCTTTAGGTTTCCATGAACCTGTAGTTGTATCTGTTTCACCAAATGATGATGGTGTTAGTTGAGAACCATCAACAAAGTTTACTTCAGTCATATAGCCGTCAAAAAACGATTGTTCACCATAAACAGTTGTAGACTGTTTTCCAATAAAAGTAGGATTTGCAGTATTCATTATTCCATCATAATTTTGAGTGGGATAATTTGAAGTTGCTAATGCTGTTATTTGGTTACCATTAACATAAAGTTTAACTCTATTTGATGCTGTAGCTTGAGTAGTATCAACTGCAACAACAAGGTGATACCAAGCACTAGGGTCACGAAATACTGCACTAGATGCTACTTCCCAATAAATTGCAACGTTAGCTTGCCAATCAAAAATACCAAATTTATTATCATTAAAATATATTTTTGTTCCATAGTTGCCATTTTTTGCATACATAAATGAACAATCAAGTGATGTTTTAACCCATGCACTCCATGTCCATGTTCTTCTATTTCCAGCACTAGCTGGCGTTCTATTTAGATAAGCAGATGCACTAGCTCTAAAGCGAAGTGAGTTATTTATGTCATAGCCACCACTAGAGATGGCATTACTATTGTTTAAAATAGCCATTAAGCTAAAGCTCCTGAAGCTGTTACATATACGTTAGTGCCATTAGAGAAATAAGATAGTAAATATGTCCCTGCTGCACTTACTGTGGTTAAGAATGTTGTACCTACTTTAGTAGTTGCTGCTGCTGTGACTGCATGACCACCTGTATTTACTAATAATACATAGCCTGACTGACCTGCTGTAATATTAGTAAAGGTAAGTGCAAATGTTCCTGAAGGTGTGCATGAAAAGTTATTAGTAACAGACATATCAAATGAACCATCATTGTCTGTAGTAACTGTACCACGTTGTGATGCTGACCATGTAGATGCTGTGCCTATTGCTGCATAGTCTGTACCTGCTGTAGCGTTTGCTAAAGCACCACCAGAGTTAGCTTTTAAAATAGCTGTGCCTGAAGGAGGAGCTAATACGTTTGTACCAATAACAAGACCTAAAGAACTTCTAGCTGAAGCTGCTGTATTAGCACCAGTACCACCTGCTGCAACAGGAATAGTGTCACCACTAACACCTGACTGTAAGTCACGAATTTGTGCCATGAGAGTTCTAATAGCATTGTTAATACCTGAAGGTGCGCAACCCTCATCAATATTAATACCTGCAATGTCTGTGTTTAAGTTTGCGCCAGCACTTGTAGAGTCGTACTGACTGATTTTATCTTTTGCCATTTTTTACCTCGTAATTAAATTTGTGACCATGTATCGTTACTTGAACTTGATGCTGTCCATGTATCTGAACCAAAACTTATATCAGTCCATGAACTACCACCTGCTGTTATTACTGTCCAAGTATCACTACTTGGTGTTACATCTGTCCATGACTCTGAGCCTGGAGTGACTGGTGACCATTCTTCACCTAATATCGTACCTGTTGCTAAAATACTTGCGACTGCTGAAATACTACCTACTCCAAATAATATTGCATTTGGACTACATGATAATAATGCTTCTGCTGTTATATTAGCTTCACCAGCATACAATACACCACCTACAGCAGTAACTTCTGCAGTTCCTGTTATATCTGCATCACTTGTTCTAATGCGTATTGCATCTGCATCAACTGCTGCACTAGCTGTAATAGAACCTTCGCCAAGTTGAACTCTAATACCATCTGCTAATACTGTAGCTGTGGCTGTAATAGAACCACTAGATGAGTATATTGCAAAGCCTGTAGCGTCTACAGTAGCTAAAGCTGTTATATCTGCAGCACCTACTACAACTTTAACGCCATTAGCAACAACAGTAGCTTCACCTGTAATGTCAGCACCACTAAATGTAATTCTAGTAGCTTCTGCTTCTACTTGTGCGTTAGCTGTAATAACTGCACTACCTGTAGAAATTTTAGTACCATCTGCAACGACAGCAGCATTGGCATCTATTGCACCACTACTTGTTCTTATTCTAGTAGCATCTGCAACAACTAATGCGGCTGCATCAATAAGTGCATCTGATATATTTATACAAGCATTAGTAGTCCATAATGAACTATCTAGCGAAATGGCTAAGTTATCTAAACTACCAAATGCGTCCAATTGGTCTAATGTCCAAGGTCCACATACAGTAGTGCCATTGTCATAAAATGTATTATCTAAACTATATGGTACATTTTCCAAACTACCATAAACGTCTAGTTGCTCTAGCGTCATTGGTACTGGCATAATTTACCTTAAGATAATGTTACTGAAAGACTACCAATAGCAATTTTGAATATATCGCCTGTGTCAATTGTTTTAGACGTTGTTAGTGGTGAATGATATAAAAGGTTGCCTGAAGATACTGCATCATTAATACCAATCCAGCCTACTGTTCCGTATGAAGCTGTTGCTTGTGGAAACTCTACTGCTGTAGTATTTAGTGAAGCTCCGCTAGAAGGTGCGCCAAATGTTACTGACTGTCTAGCATAGCTTGTACCAGATGTGCTAACTTCTGTGCCACTACCTGCATCTGTAGGGTCTGAAGTCCATAGTGATACATAAACCGTTGCTGGTGCTGTATATGTTGTGTTGCGTAGAGTTACATTTATAAGTGCGTTCTCTAGGTAGTTACTCATTTCTGCCATAATATTGTCCTTATCTTGGTGTTACGCTTAGTGAAGTGTATGGGTATGTTTGACCCAAGTCGCTTGTTTTAATATTAGCAATTGCTCTATCATATAAAGCTGACCATGTTTGAATACGTGCATCATTCAATAAATATGGCTCTGCTTCTGCTAGAGTTGAATATAATAAAGCGTCTGGGTAGTTAGCTAGATATAAATTACTAGCAGTTGATGTAGATATAAATGTAGGTTGAGCATAATATAAAATTTGTGCTGTAAAGCTGCCATTAGGTGTTGGCGCAAATTGAAACTCTGAACCTAACATTGTAAAGTAAAATGGTTTACCTGATAATGATGTTTGACCATTACGGAAAAACAAATCAGGTGCTTGAAACTCTAGCCTAATAGGTGGGTTACCTTGTAAATGTATTTCTCTTACCTCTAGCATGTCAGAAGGTAAAGATACTGTGCCATCACCTGAAGTAATAGGAGCTGTTGCTACCTTAAGCATTTTTTCAGTTCTTAAGTCACGTGACATTCTTGTTTGTGCTAACTGAATGAAGTCAGGTATCTGTGACGATAAGTCTGTTCTTGCTAAGTAATTTTCTACTACTGTTACAAAGCTACTGTAATTAGTAAACGCCATCTAATTGTCCTTTTAGTCTATCCCAGCACTTGTCCATCTCATCTTTATGCCATTCACTAGCAGCTAATGAGCTTAACCATGCTGTTCTGTCAAAATATGTTAAGTTTTCTATGTCTTGTATGTTATTGGATATTGGTACTGCAGGGCTATATGGTGAACCTATAACAGGAACGCCACAAATAAGTGCTTCCACTTCTGCCACACTACCAAAACTCACAATAACATGAGCCTTTTCTAGTGTTCTTTTAAAGTCACCTTCGCCTTTACGCTTAATGACAATTTTTCTCTCTGTATGTTTTCTAATTTCTTCTACTGTTTTGTCTAACCAGTTAGAAGTTTGGTAGATATAAGCTATTTTATCTGCTGGAGGCAAAATAACTACGTTTTCACCACTACGATACTCATGAACCTTAGGTGTTTCTCTATCTGATACACGCCAATCTGTGCAATGGTAGTTATTAACACATAATCTAGCCCATTCTAAGTCAGGTGACCTGTGAAAGTAACCATGGTCTATTAGAATGTAGGGTATGTTTTGTTCTCTACAGGTTATTTGTATCTTATCTGCACCCTGTAAATTACCTACTACAACTGGAATTGACTTACCATCCCATTCCCTTGTTAAAACACCCTTACAATGCTTATGCAAGCGTTTTAAGACGTTATCTCTACGTTCTATGCCACTCAGTATTAACTGCATCTAAAACCTGCTCTACGGTGATTGCTTTGCTTTTTAAAAGGCAATGTTTGCATACGCTATTATAAGTCCCACATGGCTCTGAACCGTCATGTATATTTCTATGGGTATCATATCCTAAGTGCCTTGGTGAAGTAAAACCTGTCCATATCACTACGGAAGGTATGCCTAATGCTGCTGCTGCATGATGTAAACCACCATCTGTGCCTACAAATAACTTTGCTTTGCTTAATACTTGTAATGCGTTTCTAAAGGTTGGTGTTTCTAACCACTTTGTTTTCTTGTCAGTAGTAAAATCACCTAACTGTAACCATGGTAAGTCATGTTTAAATAACTCTTCCCAACCATGCCATGCTTTATTGACTGTATGAATAAAAGTTTTTTTAACACTAGGTTCAACAATAATGTAGTCACCTTGTATCTTATCTATAGCTTTTTGTTCTTCATTGTCAAAGTATATTTCACCAACAACAGGCTTATAGTCATCATTAAATAACATGTGACCATTATTTGTGCCTTTTATATAAGGTCTGTGATTTTGATAGTTTTTAACCCACACTACGTCTGTATCAGATTTACTAGCCATTCTAGGATTATTGGCAAATACTTGACCATCCCAAAACATTGTAACGCCATTACCTAACTTAACTTTTTTACCAGTTCTTTCGTTAGCTTCTTTAGCATCACCAGATGCCATTATCCAATCACCTAAACCCATGGCTTTACTTCCACTACATATTCTTTATCGTTTACTTCTTCGTTAGTAATGATGAAGTAATTTTCTAGTTTATCTTTCCACCAATGATGTGTCTCTAAAATAAGATGTGCGTTACGACCATCTGGCAAAGTTTTTTTAGCAGGTATTAAACTTATAACTAATAAACCTGAATTTATCATGCAACGCTTTATATCTTGTAATACATTGTCTAGCAAATGCAATTCTATATGTTCTAATACATCACCACAGAATACAAAGTCATGTGGCTGATTGTTATTTTCTAATCCTTCTACACATGGGTCGTAATTAGCAATAGGTCTATTAAGTGCTGCTTCTAATGTTTTCTTACCGCATCCATAATCTAATATATCTTTATGATGTGATATTTTACTAGCCCATTTATGACCAGAAACACCATAATTTTTATCATTGTGTAATGCTTGTTGTTGCTTTAAATAGTCTTTAGAAATAAGTTTACAAAGTTCCATTAAGCTGCTCAATGACTTCTTTCCATGTTCTATCATCTTGGTAAATGAGTCTCATGTGTCTATACCAAGGCATACTTACTTGAGCATAACGCCATTGATGCCATTTAGGTACTAAGCACCATGTTTTAACGCCCATAGCAGCACTACAATGTAAAGCAGTAGTGTTGACCCCTAGAGTCATATCACAAGCTGCTATAAGAGCTGCTGTGTCATCATAATCTTTTGCGTCTGTCGCTAATTCAAAGTATTTAATACCATCAATTTTGCGTTCTACGCTATAGTCTAAACTAACTAACTGTATGTCTTTACGCTTAAGTAATAGTTGTAAGTCTTCTTCTGTAAGCTCACGACCTTTAGCGTTAGTTCTAAACGTACCGCCTTTAGTTGTGATACCTATAACTTTCTTACCCCATGTCTTAAACATGGACTGCCACATAGTAACTTTATCAGGGTCTGCTTTTAGAAAAGGCGTACCAGGAAAAGACTTGCTTGTTGGTCTAAAGAACTGAGGAAGTCCACCAATACCACATCTTGCATCAAATGTAATATCTTTTAACCATTCAACATTATCTTGTTTGCGAGTGCCATGCACTATTGCTGTAGGGAAACTACGTTTAAATAATGTTTCTAATCTTTCATCACAGTCTATATAAACTTTCTTACTAATAGCAATAGCGTCTGGTATACATGATGCGTAGAATATCTCATCACCTAAACCTTGTTCACCATAAATAACTATAGTCTTGTCTTTATCGCCATTCCATCTTACTTCGTCACCATAGACTAATTCTTTACGGAACTTGCCACCTAGTGACTTATCCCATTCTATCCAACCTTTTTCCCATTCACCTTTAGCAAGGTAACTATGAGCTAGGTTTAGCTGTGAGTGTAATTCTGTAGGGTCGCATTCCAAAGCCATCTTAGCTGACTTTTCTGCATCATCCCATTTAGACATTTGAACTAATGAAGCACTAGCATTAGAGTATGCCATTGCATAACTAGGGTCTAATTCTGCTGACTTTAAAAAGTATTTAATAGCATCTTCAAACATATCCATTTCGTGACATGCACGACCTAGAGAAGTCCATAATGCTTTATTGCCTGGTTGTTCTTGTAATGCTCTACGGAAGTATTGGTAAGCAAATGCAGGCTTATCACCCATTAACCAAATGTAACCTAAGAAGTTTAATGTAGCTGCATCATTAGGATATATCATTAACACTTCGTTAATAATAGGCATTGCAACATCATACTGTTCCTTTTGTATGAGGTCGTGTATTGCTAACTGTACTTGTTTTAATTCGTCTTTATCCACGCTTTGTAGTCAACTTGAGATATGGATAGTTTTCGTTTATTTCTTTTATAAGTTCTTTTGTTTGGTGTGGGTTATACATATCTATACCCTTTTGCTTTAACTGCATTTCCACTACAGGTGGAATACTAGCAAAGTGCGCCCATTCTTGTTTTACACCGTTATTCCAAACTTCAGGATTATCTCTTGCTTTTTTAATATTGTCTAACATGCCACTAATATCTTGTGTGCTAGTTAGGTAGTATGTATCTTTAGCTGGGTCATAGTCAAAATACTGACTTACACCTGTTACGCTATTGTGGTCAAATAATATTGGCATAATAAAAATACAACAGAGGGAGAATTAACTCCCCCCATTATATCATATCTAATTACTAAGCACCTACGTTTTGAACTTTAGCATGTGCATCTGGGTTTTGAACCACAAGTGCATATTCTGCAGTTAAGAGCCATTTTGTTGAGTCACCAGTCTTAGCAAGTTCTTCTTTGCTTAAAGGACGTAGTGAAGCTAAACCAACATAGCCTGGGTCAATACATAGAACTGCTTGGTCACGCATGAAACGGTCAAGTTTCACAGTATGGTTACCGAAGTCAGAAACGTAAACGTCTGCTGCACCAGTAATTGAAGCCTGTGCTTTAACTTGTACGTCTACAAACTTAGTAGCAATACCAGCAAAG